GACTACCACCTCTCCCGGTACGCCTGCTATCTCGTCGCACTCAATGGCGATCCACGCAAGCCTGAAATCGCAGCCGCGCAGACATACTTCGTCATCAAGACCCGTGAGGCCGAGACCGCCACGGCCGCGCCCGCGCTCACAGGCACCGACCTACTCGCCGCCGCCGTGCTCGAAGCTCAGCGGATGATCGAGGCGAAGGACGCTCGGATCGCAGAGCTTTCACCCAAGGCCGACCTGGCGGACACCTACCTCACGGCACAAGGCGGGTCCCGGCTGATCCGGGAGGCGGGCAAGCTGCTCGGCATGCGCGAGCGCGAGTTTCGCCAGTGGCTCTTGGATGAGCGGCTGATCTTCGCCAAACACGCTCCGTGTGGCGCGGTGCAGTACGACCACTACGCGCAGTTCACGCACTACTTCCAAGCGCACGAGCACGTCGTCGCGCACTCATGGGGCAGCTGTGCCCACTACACCTTGCGCATTCTGCCGCGAGGGATGGAACTCATCACCGCACGCTTGGCCCGAATCTCCAAGTAATCGCAAGTCTCACAACTGAATAAGTAAAGACGCTGGCGGTCCCGTCGCCAAACAGAAACCGCCAGCGTCCCCTACCAACCAATCCTACTGAGAGGACTTGGCATGCCCCAACATATCCGCAGGCGGCCCCGCACGGGTAGACGACCCCGGCTGACCTGGTACGACGCGATCACCGTCGTGCTGGCTGCTATCGCGGTGCTCGCCGCGATGCTGCTGGCCTCCCCGGACTCGCACGCCGACCCGGTGACCGATGACTTCGTGACGACGAGCGGCTGGCGCGTGTGCAACGAGCTGGATGCGCAGCCCAATTTCGACGGCATCCGGTACTCATACCGGGCACTGTCGGCGCGCGGCTACAGCCTCGATCAGTCGGCCCAGATCATCGTGGGATCGGTGAAGGTGTGGTGCAAACGCCATGCGCCACTGCTCAAGTCATACGCCGATACCTATGCGTCAGCGCCGCAGCAGGGCCAGGGGCGTGCGGCATGACCATCATCTTTGACCCCAACCCGACGTTCGACGAGCTCATGGCCGCGTTCGACAAGGCCGAGCAGAAGTGCTCCCCCAGCGTCGTGAACATCGTCCTTGATCTCGAAATCGCCGATCTGTTTGAGAGATTGGGCAATCGCGGCATCGCCGTCCTGGTCGCCAATCAGAAGGCGTGGCGCGAGTCCGTCAAGGAGTCCGGTACAGACCCGCGATGCGCCTGGACCGCCGACGGCGGCGCCGAGGGCGCACTCGTCGAGTTCTTCACCGACCGCGACAGCCGGCACAAGGCCAGCGCCGTACTCAAGGCGGGTGCGTGATGGCCGAACTTGTAAAGAGCCCGTACCCGCCCGATTCGGTGGACTACCACCCCGGCGGCTACAGCCCCGACGACGACGGCACTATGCCTGAGAACGTCGCGGAGCTTGCCAAGTATGTCGTCGGTCATCGAATCGTCAAGGTAGAGAACGGCCAAACGGTCAACCTCGGCCCCTATGACGGCAAGCGCAACTGCTACAGCGAATCGCTGACCGGCCTCGTGCTCACCCTCGACAGCGGCGTCCAGGTGGTCATCGCCGACACATCGGATTGCTGCGCGAGCACCACCCTGAAGAAGTTCCTACTTCACCCCGAGAGCGTGGACCACGTGATCACCGGGGTTGCCAGCACGGACGGATTCACCAAGTGGCACATCTTCGCCGACTTCGGCGACGTGATGGAACTGGAGGTCAGCTGGTCGGCGGGCAACCCGTTCTACTACGGGTACGGCTTCGACATCGCCGTTGGCCCACTGGAGGGCGAAATCGTCTCTGAGACAGTCGCGCTCCCGTCCGCACGCCGCGAGTTGGAGGCGGGCCGATGAGCGAGACCGTGCGCGACCCCCGCGAAGAGAAGCTACCCCAGTGGGCACGAAAGCTGTTGGCCGATGAGCGCTACCGCGCCAGCCGTGCCGAGCACAGGCTCGCCGAGCACGTCGTCAAAATCGCGAAGTCGCGAATCCGATACGGGGGCTACGACAATCCGATCTACATCCCCGACGACAACGGGTATCAGACAGTGTACTTCTACCCCAATGGGGGCGACAGCACGTTCCAGCAAATCGCCGTCACGATCCGCGACGGCGCTATCGAGATTCAGGGCGGCGACACGCTGACGATCGAACTGCAAGCGGGCAACACCTTTCGCGCTCGCCTCCGGGGTGACTCATGACCGTTATGACGATCGACGTTGACGAGAGCTACGAAACGAACATGCGCGTCCTCAAGGGCGTGCTGTACCGCCTCGTCGAGGCTGTCCACGACACAGACCCCCATCAGGTGCATAGCGAGCTGGTCTCAATGTGGTTGCGCCACCCCGTCAAAGCCGCACAGCTGATGATGGCGCTTGCCATCGGATTCGACCCAGACACGGTGACAACCAAGCTGCTCGACCGGCGCGCCGAGGAAATCGCGGGCATTACAACGCTCCCCCACAAAGGAATTGAGGTCCAACCATGCAGAGCATGAAGACACATCCAGAGGCCGCCTTGGGCGATTGCCCCGCACGGTTCGACAACTACGTGTGCACCCGCGACGCGGGCCACGACGGCAGTCACATGGCCAACGCGTTCGTTGAAGTGGTTGCGATCTGGGACAACGAACTAGCTTGGCGTGCAGACGATGCCCAGGGCTGTTGGGCCCAGCGCAAGGGCAGCGAGTGGGTCGAGGCTGACGCATGAGCGAATGCATCATCCAGGCTGAAATCCCCACCGCTGACGGCCTATACAGCGGTATTCCTGATGAGGTCTACCACGCCGACCGCACCAGCTTGTCGTCGTCAGGTGCTCGTGCACTGCTGGCGCCATCCTCGCCCGAGATCTTCCACCACCAGCAACGGCAACCGCCAGAACCCAAGCCGCAATACGACTTCGGGCACGTAGCCCACAAGTTCGTGCTGGGCGAAGGCGCCGATATCTGCGAGCTAGATCCGGCCGTTCACGGGCTGAACAAGGATGACTCCCCCGCCAAGTCGCCCACCGCCACCGCGATGTGGCAAGCAGCAGCCGAGGAAGCGCGCAAGGCCGGTCAGATCCCGATGCACATCGCCGAGGTGGCCAAGGCCAAAGCGATGGCAGCCAGGGTGCACGAGCACCCGCTCGCCGGGCCGCTACTAGCCGACGGGACACCGGAGCTGTCCGGGTACTGGCACGACCGGGAGACGGGCGTGCGCCTGCGGTTCCGGCCCGACTGGCTGCCCAACCCCGGCCGGGGACGGCTGATCGTCGTCGACTACAAGACCAGCTCCAGCGCCTACCCGGGCCACTTCGCCAAGTCCGCAGCCGAATACGGCTACCACCAGCAGGCGCCGTGGTATCTGGACGGCCTGGCCGCGTGCGAGATCGCCGACGACGCCGCGTTCCTGTTCGTCGTGCAGTCCAAGACGGCGCCCTACCCGATCACCGTGGTCGAGCTCAAGCCCGAAGACATCGACCTCGGGCGGCGCCGCAACCGCAAGGCCATCGACCTGTACGCCCAATGCGTCGCCGATGACCACTGGCCCGGCTACGGCGACCACGTGCACTCGGTATCGCTCCCCAGTTACGCCACCTACCAGCAAGAAGGAGAACTCGATCAGTGACCGTCACCCCCTACCAGCCCATCTCACCCGCACCGCGCACGGCAGTCAGCCAGGCCACCTCAGTCGAACAGTCCCGCGCCGTCGCCGAGGTCCAATCCGCCGTCATCGTGGCCCAGCAGATCCCGCGTGACATGCAGCGGGCCGAAGCGGAGATGCGCGATACGTGCAATCGATCCGCGATGGCGAAACAGGCCTTCTATCAAGTGCCGAACCGAGGCAACGGCGCATCGGTGCACCTCATGCGCGAACTCGCGCGAGTCTGGGGCAACGTGCAGTACGGCGTCAACGAGCTGCACCGCGACGACTCGCGGGGCGAGTCGGAGGTTCAGGCGTGGGCGTGGGATGTGCAGACCAACACCCGCTCTACGCGCACCTTCATCGTCCCCCATGCCCGCATGTCAAAGGGGCGCCGCCAAGAACTCACCGACCTTGGTGACATCACGAACAACAACAACAATGCGGGCGCTCGCGCTGTCCGTGAGTGCATCAACGCCATCTTGCCCAAGTGGTTTACCGAAGCGGCACAGGACATCTGCAAGGCCACGCTGGAGAACGGGGAGGGCGTGCCCTTGCCCAAGCGCATCGAGGACATGATCGCCGGATTCCGTGCCATCGGCGTCTCACAGGCGCAATTGGAGACCAAGATCGGCAAGAAGCGCGGCGCCTGGGATGCGGGCGATGTCGCGCAGATGGGCATCACCTACACCTCGATCACCCGCGACGGCTACGACAAAGCCGAGATGTTCCCGCCGGTCGCGGGAGTGACAACCGACGAGATCAAGGCCAAGGCCCCGGACAAACCGAAGACCGAAGCGGCACCAGCTCCCGAGCAGGCACCAAGCCCGGAGAAGGTCGAGGAAGCGCCCGAGGCCAACAACCCCGCTGAATACAACTCGCGCGGCGAGTTTCTGGCCACCAAAAAGACCATCGGCACCATCCGCGGGCTGCTCGGCAACGCGGGCTATTCCCTGCGCGGCGATGCGGCCACCGTCAAGACGCTTACCTATCTGGCCACTGTCGTCGGCCGCGAAATCGCCGACATCAACGACCTATCCGAAGCCGAGGCCGAGGTAGTGACTGACGTTCTGAACCAACCCACCACAACAGAAGGGAATGAATAACCATGTCCGACAACGACACCGAGAAGAAAGAGGAAGGCACCGAACTCGCGCCCGGCGACATCACCGAGTTCATCGTCGTCTTCACCCAACTCAACAAGGGCCGCACGCAGGTCGAAGCAACCAAGGCACTGCATGAATGCGTCGAGGCCGCGATGGCCACCGGCAAGAAGACCGGCACCGTCACGATCAAGATCAAGGTCGAGCCACTGGAGTCCGGCGCAGTCAGCCTCGTGCCCGATGTCACCAGCAACCCCGCCAAGGACCCGGCCGGAACGATTTTCTTCGCCGACGGCGAGGGCGGCCTATCCCGCGACAACGCCAGCATGCACTACGGCCTCAGGTAACCCAACCCACCCGAAGGAGTAACACCCATGTCCGACAACACCATTGCGCTACCAAAGCACGACGCCGATCTGATCGACGAGCCGGACGCCGACGCCCCGCTGTACCTCGTCACCGCCAACGGCGAGAACGGCCTCCATATCGAGGTTGTCGACGTACGGGGCAAGGTGCCCGCCGCGTTCCCGCCGCGCACACCCGAGCGCCGAACCGTCACCGACACGGCCTCATTCCTTGCCGAGGTCACGCGCCGGCCACTACTCCAAGGCCTCTCGACCGTCTGGGGGAACCGGGACAAGGGCCAGGTCAGCGTGATCTACAACGAACTCGGGACGGACGCGACGGCGGACTACACCCGTCGAAATGACGTGCTCGCCTTGCAATTCGTCGCCGACCCCGATTGGGCCACCCTGTTCAATGCCGCTGACGGCAAGTTCCACTCTCAGCTGGATTTCGGCGACCTGATCGAGCAGGCCGGGCACCTGATCACCTCGCACCAGGCCGCCGATGTCATGGAGATCATCGACAGCATCCGAGCATCGAGCAAGGGATCATTCGAGTCAGGAATCAAGCGCGCCACCAGCAGCGTGAACCTGACCTACAGCGAGGAAGTATCGGCCAAGGCGGGCACCGCAACTCGGCAACTTGAGATACCGCGCGAAATCACCTTGTCGGCCCGACCATTCGAGGACTACCCGGTCATCGAGGTTCGGTGCTGGTTGCGCCTGAACATCTCGCAGGGCCAACTGGGGCTCGGACTGTTCCCACAGCCCTATCAGCACCTCGTGCGCGATGCATGGACGCACGTAACCGGCGAGCTGTCCGAAGCACTCGGGGTGCCCGTCTACGCCGCCAACCTCGGCAAGTAAGGGGACCAACGATGCCAGTATCCATGTGGTTCTTCCTGATCTTGGTCGTCATCGCCGTGATCGCGGTGATTGTCGGGCTGTTCATGCAGCGCGGCGCCGACAAACGAATCTGTTTCGGCGGCGCGGGTGTGGTGTTCCTGTTCGCGCTGGTTTTCCTGGTGTTCGCCTCGACCACTGTGGTCGGCACTCGCCAGATCGGTATCGAGACGACGTTCAGCCGTCCGACCGGCACCACGCTGACCAACGGTCTGCACCTCAAGGCGCCATGGACGGAGGTCACCGAGATGGATGGCGCCGTGCAGATCGACCAGCACACAGGCGATCACCGAATCAAGGTACGACTGGGCAACAGCTCCACCGCGGACGCCGATGTCTCGGTGCGCTGGCAGATCAAGCCGGACGCCACGCCCGATCTGTTCGTGCAGTACAAGACGTTCGACAACGTGCGGTCCAACCTGGTCACCCGGAATCTGCAAGTCGCGCTCAATGAGGTGTTCGCCTCATTCGATCCGTTGGCGCCGCAGAACCTCGACCGCTCGCCGCTGCCCGAACTCTCGGAGAAGGCGAAGGTGATCCTGGCCGCCAAGGTCGGCGATCAAGTCGAAATCTTGGACGTGGCAGTGCCGACCATCGACTACGACGACGGCACCGAGCAGAAGATCAACCAGCTCAACCAGGAACGGGCAGCCACAGCCGTCGCCGAGCAGGCCAAGAAAACGGCCGTGGAGCAGGCCAAGGCCAACGGCGAGCTGGCGGGCTCGGTCTCACATGACCCCAACGTCCTGGTCTCCAAGTGCCTGGACATCGCCCGCGAGAAGGGCCTGGCGCTGCTGTGCTGGCCCACCCCCGTCATGCCCACCATCCCCACCAAGTAGAGGAGACCTGATGTCCCGCAACCTCATCGTCGTAGACCTGGAAACAACCGGCCTCGGCCCGCAGTGCGCGCCGATCGAGGTTGCGGCCATCAACGTCGACACCGGAGAAACACTCGAATTCGTGCCGTACGTCGACCTGTCCAGGGTCTCGATCGAGCCCCAGGCCTTCGCCATCAACCGCTATTTCGAACGCGGTGTGTATGACGCAATGCTCAATCCAGACGACACCATCACAGCGTGGAGCGACCTCGCCGACATCCTGAGCGGCAACACCTTTGCCGGATCGAACCCGACGTTCGACGCAGCCATGGTCGCACGCAAGGTTGGCACGCACTGGCACTACCGCCTGGCCGAACTCGCCGCCTATGCTGCCCCGGCTCTCGGGCGCGACCCGTCCGAGCTGCCGGGACTGGCCGACGTGCTCGCCGCCCTCAAGATCGAGAACCGTTGCCCACATTCGGCACTCGGCGACGCCGAGGCCACCGCCAAAGCATTCGTGAAGCTGCGCGACATCTACGCAGAACAGCGGGAGTCCGCGCGATGACCGCCCCGTCCATCTCCCGTCGCTACATCGACGCCACCCCCGTGCGCGAGCACCTGGAGAAGCTACAGGCGATCGGCTGGACCATCAACGCCATCGCGGCCGCCAACGGTCACCCGGGAAAGCTCGTCACGACTCTGCGCCAGATCCTTCGCGGCCAACAAACCTGCGCCCCATCCACCCGCGACTACGTGATGTGGCTGGACCCCGAGCTGCCACCGGAGACCGGGACTCTGTTCGTGCGCAGGTGGTCTGAATATCAATTCATTGGTGTACCGGACCACGAGGCCGCCCGGCGGATGGGCATCAAATACGAGTCAATGAGGGAACAGCTGGTACGCAACGGCTTTCCCTATTCGGAGCTCCTGCGCGACCTGGCGCGCGAGGAATGCGAGAAAGCCAAGGCCGCCGCATGACACCACGAATCGGATCACTCTTCTCCGGCGCCGGCGGCCTCGATCTGGCCGTTGAGCATGTCACTGGTGGCCGCACGGTGTGGCATTGCGAGGCCGACCCGGATGCGGCGAAAGTGCTTGCTGCCCATTGGCCGGACGTGCCGAACCTCGGCGACATCACCGCCGTCGATTGGTCGGCTGTCGAGCCCGTAGACGTGCTGTGCGGTGGGTTTCCTTGCCAGGACGTGTCAGCGGCGGGCCGTCGCGCTGGTATCGCATCGGGCACAAGGTCGGGGCTCTGGCTGGAGTACGCCGAGGCAATCAATCAACTGCGACCGCAACTCGTGGTCATCGAGAACGTCAGGGGGCTACTCAGTGGCTACGCCCATCGCGCAATGGAACCCGGCCCGGACGATCTGGGAGACCGATCAAGCCGACCTCTTCTGCGAGCAGCGGGAGCCGTACTCGGAGACCTGGCCGACCTCGGGTACGACGCGCAATGGACAACTATTGCCGCTTCCGAAGTCGGAGCACCATACCGCCGCGAACGGGTCTTCATTGTTGCCTACCCCGCGGGCGACCGATGGGACGAAGGGCGGTCCGAATCAACGAGGCTCGTCGGGCGATCTCATGTTGCCGTCAGCGGTAATGAGGCTGACCGATTAGAGGCATACGCAGAGGGCGCGCTACTGCCGACGCCATCGGCAGCAGATGGCAACGGCGGTGGCCGCTACAACTCCGGGGGCCACCAATCGACACTGCCGGGAACTGTGCGCGAGTTATTGCCGACGCCCGCAGCATCGGATGGCGCCCGCGGCCCTGATTATGCACGTGTTGGCCGTGAGGGCTCCGGTGGTGATGACCTGATCACTACCGTGTTTCGCACCCTCGCACTGCTGCCCACGCCGTCGGCGTGCGACGCCTCGGGCGGTGGCCAGTCGTTGAACAAACGCCAGGGGCATACCCGCCAGCTGATCGACTACGCGCTGTTGGACGGCACGCGGCAGTGGGGCAAGTACGAGCCCGCGATCCGCCGCTGGGAAGCCATCACCCGCGAGGCGCCCTCGCCGACGGAGCCCGGCGCGCGAGGGAATCCGCGCCTGGCTGCGCCGTTCTCCGAGTGGATGCAGGGCTGGCCGCTCGGATGGGTTACCGCCGTGCCGATCTCACGTAGCGCCATGCTGCGCATCATCGGCAACGGCGTCGTACCCCAACAGGCGATTGCGGCGCTGTACTGGCTGCTTAGCGTTTGCGAGGTGGCCGCGTGACCCATCTGGATAGCAGTTCGCGGATCACCTCGGACAGGGGACGTCCTTCCGCGTCTGCCTTCTCCTGGGCCGATGACCACAATTCATCGTTGCATCGGAAAGCGCGCAGTGGATCTCTAGGCATCGGCAGGAACCTGCACGCCAGCCCATGTGATCAGTCGGTGTCCGATGTCCTGGGCTTGCTCTTGGGTGAGGTTGGTTCCGATACCGCCGACGTTCACGGCGTTCGTTCCGTCCTCGATGTCGACGCTGACTGGCCAGCATCCGGTTGCGCCGTCGGGCAAGGGCGCGTTGCGGTCGGACTCAAAGGTGTGGTTCGCCGAGGTGAGCGGGCTGGCCGTCCATCCGATGAGCGCGGTTCCGAGTTCACGTGCGGTGTCGCGGGACAAGCGGGCGATGCGGGTTACGTCGTTCGGGACGTTACGGCCGAGCAGCTGGCAGTAACTAACGGGCCGTGTGTCGACCACCAGGTACTCGGACCGTTCGCCGTACTTGCGGAATGTGTCGGTGGTCTGGACCATTTCAGCTCCCGTTTCTTCGATTGGTATATACCACGGTATATACCGCATGGGGCGCTGTCAAGAGAGGCCGCGGCATGAACACCACCCGCACATGGTTCCGATTCCACTGCATGCGGTGCGCCCGCGAATTCCAGACCGACCGCATCGCCCACGAGTGCTTCAAATGCCGGTCAGCGCAGCGAGACGCGTTCCCGCACGGACCGATTGAAGTCGTCGAACTGAGCGGCACATGAGCGACAACCCGAACACGAACGGAGACAGCACCGAATGAGTGAGATCACCATCTACGGCGCCAGCGACGACCTACTGGAGGTCGAGGGCGCATTCACCGAAGAGTTCGACGCATACCGCGGAGTGACGGTGGTGGTAGAAGCGCCAAGTGGTGAAAGCCTCTGGGTGCGTGCGGTATTTGATATTGATGCGCCCTTGCGTGGAATAGGCCAGGGATGGGTGCTGTCCGTACTGCATCCTGATCCAATGCACGGCTGGCGGTGGCCCGTCAGGTTCGGCGCGCGCCCCGACGGACCGGAAGATCCGGCGCTCATCGTCGAATGCCCAGAGGGCACGACGGTTCGTGAGTGGGTGCAGTGATGACCACGCCAGAGAAGATGCTCGAGATATCGACCCGCGACCACCAGATGACGGTGCTTCGCGACGATGGCCTTTACCGGCACATCCGGTTCGCCAAGCCGGGCACAGGCATCTGGCGATTCGACCTCGTGACGTGGCCAGGCCACCTGGTGATCACCGGGGACCTTGAGGACTTTCATTTCGCGCGCATCCCCGACATGTTCGAGTTCTTCCGCAAGCCCGTGGGATACGTCAACCCCCACTACTGGGCCGAGAAGCTACAGGGCCCAGTGCGCTCGATGTCGTTCTCCCAAGACGTATTCAGACGATTGGTCTATGGGCGCTTCCGTGACTGGTGCGAGTGGCATGACGGTCCCCACGCTCCGTTGTGGCGCGCAATCTGCGACGAGGTGTTGCGCGACGACTACGGCGACACATGCGACGAGAGCATGGCACACCACGCGTTAACCCGCTTCCGCCACGGCGATTTCGAGTTCACCGACAGCTGGGAATGGGAACTCAAGGACTATGACTACCACTTCCTCGTCGCGCTGCACGCGATCGTGTGGGGTATCAACCGGTACGACGCGGCCAAGACGGCGGTGGCGTGATGTCCGGTGAAGCGGATGCGTGCCCACACCTCGCACTCGATCCGGCGCTCTCGGGCGCGGCCGATCTGTTGGAGTGCCGAGAATGCGGCGAGCTGCTGCCCGACTTGAGTGAAGACGACGAATTCGTGATGTGCCGGTGCTTTGGTGAGCTGACGCCAGCCGACAAGGCTCGGCGCCTCGGCTGCGACCAGCGCGGCGGATGCGCCGAGCTGCGCGACGCGATGGAGCTCTGATGACACTCCATTTCGACCTGCATGTCAACGGCCAATCGATCCACGAGGGCATGACTATCCAGCGCACGACGCCGGGCCACCCGCACCCCGAAGATGTGAATACCTATGTCGTAAAGGCTAAATGCGACGGTGCCTGGCACACGGTCACCGTCACGCACCGATACGGCGACGGACCTTGGGCGTTGGTGCGCAAGGCGCTGGCGGCAATCGACCAGGCGCGACAGCCCCCGCCCAACGGCGCGCACAACCCGGCTCGGCCGAGCGACTGCGCGCGCCTATGCGGCGCCCCGGGGTGCGCGTCGTGGGGGTGCCTGTCGTGACCCGCACCCCCGAGAGCACCAAGGCATACCAGGCCGGTCTGTGCGTGGACTGCAAGACCGAGCCGCACAGTGCCGGTCGGCCGCGGTGCGAGAAGTGCCATACGAAATTCAGAAGGGGTGAGTAGATGCGAGCGATCACCGTTCGCCAGCCGTGGGCGTGGCAGATCATCAATCAGGGCAAGGACATTGAGAACCGCACGCGCAACATAGCCGGGAAGTACCGTGGCCCAGTTGCGATACACGCCGCGCTCAAGGCCGACGAGGCAGCATTGGCGCGACTGCCGATGCATGCGCCCGGATGGGTAACCGCACCACGGGTATTCGACTATGGCGTCATTCTCGGCGTGGTCGATCTGGTTGAGGTGCACCAGTCGGCGCCGTTCTGCTGCGGGAGCGACTGGGGAGAGCTGCTCTGGGGCGGGTACCACCTCGTGTTGGCCAACCCGCGCCCGATTCCACTGAATACACAACCGCGTTGCCGCGGGGCGCTCGGCCTCTGGACCCCGCCCGCTGACATCCTCGCACGTCTCCAGGCAGTGACGTAGTGCCCATCCGTCCGGAGAACCGCGACCGCTACCCCAAGGACTGGCCCGAGATCTCGCGCCGCATCCGGTTCGAGCGCGCCCAAGGCCGCTGTGAGTGCGAGGGCGAGTGCCTGCGGGGTACACACCTCGACCGCTGCACGAACGTCAACGGACAGCCCGCATACGGCACCGGCAGCCGCGTCGTGCTGACCGTGGCGCACCTGAACCACACACCCGAGGACTGCCGCGATGAGAACCTGCGCGCCATGTGCCAGGGCTGCCACCTGCACTACGACCTAGAGCACCACGCGCAGACGCGCCAGCGGGCCCGCACGGCGGCTCTTGAGGCACAGATGGACCCGATGTTCGGCCCCGAGATTTTGGGGTGTGAGGGGGGTGCAGAACGTGCCGCAGTCTGAATACGTGCACGCGAATCAGAGAAAGGAACACCGTGGCTAACTCGGCCGGAATGCTCAAGGAATCAATCTGGCGCGACGGCCATTTCCGAGCGCTCACACGCACCGCGCAATGCACCTACGCGCAGCTGCTCAGTCAAAAGGATCTCGACCGCGCCGGGATGCAACCGCTTCAAATCACCAAGTGGGCCAAGGGGTGCAACGAGATGTCCGTCGAAGACCTACAGGCCGACCTCGACGAGCTGGAGCGTGAACGGTTCGTGTTCTACGACGAGGACACTGACGAACTGTTCGTGCGTGCCTACATGCGCACCACCGAGGTCACCCGGTATCCGCAGTACCTCAAGAGCGCCTTGAAATGCGCCGTCATGGTGGCCTCGCCCAAGCTGCGCCATGAGTTGGCGGTCGAGCTACGTCGCCTGCGCAAGCCCGAGGCGACCAAGGTCGCCGATGAGATTGACCCGTCTGACCCTGACCCCGATGACACCGTGACGGAACCGTGCGAGAACCCTGACGGCACCGTGCCCGAAGGGTGCGAGAACCCTGCCGGAACCGTGAACCCTGACGGCACCCTGCCCGAACCCTCTAGGGAAAGGGTAAGGGTAGGGGTAAGGGAACTTACGTTGGTAAGTACTCAAGTTGGGGAGCGCTGCGCGCCGCCCCCCGAGTTCTGCCCCAAGCATCCTGGCGGCACCGAGGACCCGTGCCGCGCCTGCCAGCGCTACCGGGTTCAGTACTCCCAGTGGGCCGCAGACGACGCGGCTCTCGCCGCCGCCGAGCAGCGCGCACAACACCGGGGCGAGCGAGATGCCAAGCGCCAGGCCATCGCCGCGTGCCGCCTGTGCGACCAGGACGGCTACAACGGCCTCTCCGTCTGCGATCACGTCGACCGCTCGGCCACCGCCAGAGCCGGACTCGCCAGAGCCCGCGCAGCGCTCGAAAATCCCCCCGCCGCGACCGGATAGTCCCGAACGGCCCGAAAACCCGCCAGCGACGACCACAGCCCCAGGAATCGATATGCGAACGGAGACACGATGACCCAGAAAACAGGCCCCGAGTGGTTTACCCGCCCCGGGCTGGAAGAGGGCGGGCGCGTGGCCATCCAGCTCACCGACGGCACGCTGATCGAGGGATACCTCTACGACGGCCAGCTGCACGACGAACCGCGCAAGCCGTCGCCGTCGGCCTACACCCTCGATTCGGTGTTCGCCTTTCGCAATCCCCTCGACCTGAAACTCGATACCCCGTTCTGGCCGAACCGTCCACCTGCGCCCTGGCGGATAGGCAAGCGCGATGGCGAGTGGCGAATCGAGAAGCGGCTCACCGATGGCTACGAGACCTGGTGCCGATTCGACTCCAGCACCGAAGCGTTCGCCACGTTCGCTGCCGGGGCTGCGCGATGAGGCACGGCGACGCCGATCGAATCACGCAGATGTGCGAACAGGTTGGCAAGCCGCTCCAGCCCTGGCAGCACGGCCTACTCCAGCAGATCGAACAGCGTGATATCGACGTCCAATTCGCCAAGATGGTAAGGGGATTCAACCGTTGACAAAGTGCAAGCGGTGCGAACGCGCAACCGATCTGTTCGTGTGCAAGGCGTGCATATCGGAGCTGCGCAAGCGCCTGGCTGATCTGCCGTGGTGGATCGATCGACTCACCGAGACCGCTGTCGGGCAGGCGAACCTGGGCGACGGTGCACGCAAGGGCGAGCGCCGCGACGTGCTGCACGGCGACGACACGCTCGTGAGCCACGTCGAGCCGTTCCCGCGCGACAAGGACACCACCCCGACCGCCAGGGACCGCCGGGACAGGCACCAGGGGGCACTGTGGCATGCCCTGGCGCTCGGCCGGGTGAACGGACGCGCCAGCGACGAGCTCGACCGAATCCACAACGCACTGTCGACGACCATCCGCGACATGTGCGAGACGCGCGGGCTGGACGTGCCCGAGTTCCGCACCCGGCCAAGGCCTCTGCCGGTGGTCGTCGACTCGGATGCACGGCGGCCGGCAGATCGGTTCAGCCTCGATTCGGCACCGCCGGCCCGGGCGGGCTCGTGTCGACGGTGCTTTGTCACGCTGCCCACCTCGGCGGCCGGGCCACTGTGCGACGACTGCGACGGCGCCCCAGAGATGTGCACGGCCGACGACTCCCCCGCGGATGAGCTACGCGTGACCTACGCCGGAAGGCGCGGCGACGAGACGCATTCGATCGCGACGACGGCGCGCATGGCCAAGTGGCTGCACCGGCACGCGTCCAATATCGCGCTCCAGGAGAACGGCGCCGAGATCTGCGACGAGATCGAGCAGGTGTACCGGTCAATTACACGCGTGGTGAACCGCCCACCCGAGCCCATGACCCTGGGGCCGTGCATCACCGACCCGGCACCCGACGAGGTGCTTGCCGAGCGGGGCCGCAAGGGCGACAACTCAACCCGGTGCGGGTACGCGCTCATGGCGCCGAGCCGCAGCGGCTGGATTGTGTGCCCGCAATGCGAGGTCCCTCGGCTGGTCGATGACGTGCTGGCGCACAACCTTGGTGAACTCGACGACCGCAACGCCACCGTGCGCGAGCTCGTCGACGTGGTACTCCCCCGGCTCAATGAGCACGTGCCGCAGTCGACCATCGAGCGGTGGATCAGGCGCGGGTGGGTGCCGGTGCGAGGCCGGGACGCCGAAGGGCACCAGATGGTTCGCATTGGGGACGTTCGCGCGGTGCGGGGCGAGAGGCCGAGGAATGCGAAGCGATCGGAGGCGAACGGTGTGAAAGTTGTTGTGAAACCGCGTCAGGCGGGCAAGACCGGGGAAGGACCGCTGGCATGACCGAGTACTACGCAGCGGGCGATGCCCTGACGATCACGGTCATCGGCGAGTAAGCTGTAAACAGTACCTTGACAGAAAATGGTTGTAAACGTATCATTTACAACGTGGAGATCAGGGGGAGTGCTTACAAGCACGGGTTTGAGGATGAAGACATTCTCCACGCATGGCGCAACCAGACCGTCTTCGTGCTCCTGGAGTACAAGGGTGTGCTCCAATACCTCGCGATCGGCCCGGCGCGCAACGGTGCGCCACTGGAGCTGATCATCCCGACTGATGACCCGAAGCGCATCATCCACTGCGACAACCTTCGGGAGAAGTTCTACAAGTACCTCTAGGGAGGTGGTGATAGCCGATGAGTAACACGAACGCTGAACACGACATCGAGGCCTGGCTCGACTCGATCGAACCCGATCCCGCCGAAGCGCGGGACGCGACACACATCCGCCGCATCATCGCGGCCAACGAGAGGTTCGACGCGGCCGCGACCGAACTGCGAGACGCGGTAGACGCAGCCCGCAAAGCTGGTGATCCATGGGAGGCCATCGGAGTCGCCTTGGGCGTTACCCGGCAAGCCGCATACCAGCGGTTCGGCCTTCGTGCGGTTCCCTCAAAGAAGGCGGTACCGGCCAAGAGGGCACGCCCGGCGCTACCCCGGTTCGCGCCGGTTGCTGCAAAGAAAGCAGCCCCCGCCAAGGCTGCAGTTGCCAAGAAAGCCGCTCCAGTCAAGAAGGCTGCCGTCAAGAAAGCAGCCGTAGCCAAGAAGACCGCCGTCAAAGGAACCGTCAGGAAGGTGTCGGCCAAACAACTTTCCTCACGCAGACGCGGATAGTTCAACCGCTACGCGAAACCCCCGGCCTAGCTGGGGGTTTTCGCGCATCTCGGGCTATGTCAGACCCTCGGCGTAGAACTCGCCCATGGACGCATTCACGGCCATCTGCGAGGTCATCAACGCAATCCCGGACTTCTTCCGGGAGAAGCGGCTCGTGCGCAATGAGGTTAGGCAGGGTTGGAGTGACGAAACGGTGGTCTTGTCGCAGGCAGAGATCGCCGTGAAGGTGGCGCGGGCACTGTTGCACCGCCTCGGCGACAGGGGCTATCAGGTGGTCTGGCTGCCACCGGTCAACGAGGATGAATTCGGCACTCGCACGGTGCAAGTACCGCTGTCCTTCCAGCCATGGGCCGACGGCGAAGTACGGCTCAACGAGCACGGTACGGGCGTAGTGATCGCACACGTACCGTCGCGGCTGCCCATACGGGATGCACCCCAGCTGGCAGCGGCGCTGCTGGCAGCGCATCGTGCGACACGCACCAAACCGGAGTAACCGCTACTGACCTGCACATATGGCAAAATGAGTCCCAACATGTCGGTGGGACAACTATGTCTACTGCATGAAACCCCGGCCTAGCTGGGGTTTTTGTCGTTTCTGGGGCGATGTCCATTCCGCCCAACCTCATCCCTTAGCCCGAGGGGGACTCATGAAGCGCACCATTGCCCGCGCGCTGCGCAGCCTTGCGAATCGTCTCGACCCGTCGCGCGGCTGGACCGTCAAGGTCGAATATGCACATGCCGCGGCCGGGCGAAGCGCTGGTGACGAGTTCAGGCAGCGGATGCAAGCACCTGGAAACCCGTTCCTCTGATGGCTAATCAGCTCTTGGTGGATCTGCTCACCCGCACGTTCGCTTCGGGAGCCCTTCAACATCCCGGCGACGCGAACAGTCCCGCACGAGTGATTCCGATTCCCGGCTTCCGGGCGACCGGTATGCCTGATGATCAGGCGCAGGAAATGATCGGCCAGGCCGCAAAGCTCTGGGCTGAGGCCATCGAGTCGGTCATCGATGGCGAATTCGATGTACTCACGAAAGCCGATGCGGCACAGCTTCGCCAGGACGCCGCAGAAGCGCCGGACGGCACCCGAATCGTCACGCTGTACGACCGCACCGACCACCAGCGCGCCACGCCCTTGTTGGTGCTGACGGTCGGCAAGACCGACGACGTGACGATCGATACCCGTCAACTACGAAAGTTCCTAGCCCAATGAGCAATATCAAGATCACCGTCGACGGCAAGGTCCTCATGGACACCGACCCGGGTAAGTGGCGTTCCACGCCGCCGGATATCCCCGACCTTAAACGCCAATCCGGCGGGCAGGGTTGGGGCCTGGCCGTGATGGTCACTCTCGCGCAGGCGGGCACGCTGGCCGAGCTGGGCCAGCCCATTGGGGATACCACGATGACCATCACTACCCGCGCCAACGGCTGGACGCTGGATGTGGAGCAGGACGGCAGCGAGCCATCCGTCGCACCCGTCAAGGTCGCGCCAGCGCCTACTGCACCACCAGCGCACGCCGAGGCCGATGCAAGCGCTGGCCGCCAAGGGTTTACGTCGGATGCGCTGATCATGGATGAGCCCTATGTCGCCGAGGCCCGGCCGTAAGGCCAGCACCACCGATCGCGGTCTGGGCTGGAAACACCAACAGCAAGCCGAAGGGCTGTTGCGCCGTCACGTAGACGGCACCCTGTGCTGGTGGTGTGGCCTACCGATGTTCAAAGCGCCCTTGCTGGAGCGCAACTGGGACCGCAAGCAACTGGCCGCAGACCATAGTCAGGCTCGGGCATTCGGCGGACAACGCGCCGATCGCCTACTGCACGGCATCTGCAACAGCCAGCGCCAGGACGGCAGACATGACGCGCACAGACCCGCAGTGCTCGACGTTCATCCATCCGAATGGTCCGGTGCCCTTGCGTCACTGGGCATCACCACCGCGCCCGTCATCACTACCGACAACCTGGCGATGGACTGGTGACGCTCTACCTGGTGACCGGCCCACCTGCGGCCGGCAAGTCCACATGGGTACGACAGCACGCCAAGCATGGCGACATCACCATCGACTACGACGCCATCGCCTCGGTACTCACGCCCGCAGGTGGAGACCCGCACGACCCGCCGCAGCACGTCCGCTCGGTCACCAAGGCCGCTCGGCTGGCCGCGATCGATACGGCGCTGACGTTGGCGGGCCAGTGCGATGTGTACCTGATCCACTCCATGCCCGGCGAGGGCTTGCTCGCGCGCTACCGATCCGCTGGCGCGCAGGTCATCACGATCGATCCTGGTCAGAGCGTGGTCATGGCTCGATGCAAAGCCGAGCGACCGTGGCGCATGGCGCAGGCAGCAAAGCGGTGGTACGCCGACCAGTCGCACAGCAAACATCCCGACCCTGCCAGCAAACACGACGGAGGTGTGATGTCGTGGTGATCGCCAGCCGATGGGCCGAAAAGCTCCTGACCAGCACCGATACACATGCCCGAAAGTGCCATAGCCGCAGGTCAAAGCCCCTCCCCCTGAAATTATCCAGGTGGGGGGCCTTCCTGACCCCCGGAGGCTCCCGTCAGGTTTTTTTTGAACGCGGTGAGCGATGACAGCAGCCCCGAAACCGGCAAAGGCCACCGCTAACTCAGCAAAGACTTCAGCTAAGCGGGCAACGCGTCGGCAACCGGCCTCCGAGAAGACCGTCGGCCAGCGACTCATCGAAGAGTTGTCACAACCCGACGACCCCTACCCCTTGCGGCTCATCATCGAGCAGGCCGGATACGCCGCCGACTACCTCGCCCGGCTCAACGCTCTACTGGACGGCGACCGCGACTGCTGGCTACAGCTCAAGATCGGTGCCAAGACCGTCGAAGTGGTGGTGAACAACGTGCTGGTGCAGCAGCGCCAGCAGGCCGAGCAGATGCGCAAGCTGATCACCGAGGTCTATCGCCAGCGCGCCGCACTGCCGGATGATCCCGATGACGACGACGTGCTCGCCGGTATCTGACCTGGCACCGCGTGAGTGGCCAGAGTTCATCGGCTTGTGGCCACGCCTGAAGGGCAGTCAGACACCACGATTCGAGTCCCGACACCCCGGCGATGAATCATGGGGCGACCGGGCGGCGCGCTTGGGATCGCGAATTGGCGTGCGCTGCATGCCCTGGCAGTGGCTCACCTTACGCGCGGTGCTCTCGCTACAGGAGCCCAACGAGTGGGGCGATCGCGTCTGGACGCACCGCGACGTGTGCATTGAGTGCCCACGTCAGAACGGCAAGACCCTGATCGTGGTGCTACGCATCATCTTCGGGATGCTGGTGCTCGGGGAGAAAATCGCCTACACCGCCCAGGAATGGGAGACAGCCAAGGACGTATTCGGCCGCTGCGTCGATGTCATCGACCGCATCCCGTCTCTCAAGAAACGCCTACGCTCCGAGCCAACTTCGGCGGGCAACCGCGGGCTGATCAAGCTCGGCAACGGCGAGGCCAAGTTCGGGCCGCGCACCGCCAAGTTCGGTCGCGGTCTTACCGAAGTGGATCTGCTGATACTCGACGAGGCCTACGACCTCACCGCGCAAGCCGAAGCGAGCTTGACCGGCGCGACCCGCGCCTCGACCAAGGCGACCGGGCCGCAGATCTGGTACGTCTCAACACCTCCGGTGGCCTCGGTACACCCCAACTGCCAGATCCTCACCGGGATGCACAACCTGGGCCACAAGCGGTCCCCGGATCTGTACTACGCCCTTTATGCGGTACCCGAGGGCACCGAGCTCGGCGATATCGACGCGTACCGCCTGGCGCACCCCTCCCTGGGTGTCGTCGGCGATGAGCACGAGCTCGAAGCCAAACGGCGCAAGGCCCGCACCGCCGAACAGCGGGCGATCTTCACCGCCGACTACCTCGGGATCGGCGACTACCCGCCCGACGAGGACGAGGTTGGCTCGCCGATCCCGAACTGGAGCGACATGGCGAACGCCGACGCGAAGCTCACGGGAGCCCGCACCATCGCGGTGCGGCGATCCTGGAACCGTCAGGTGTGGTCAATTAGCGCCGCGCAGATGGCCGAAGACGGCAACATCCATGTCGAGGTGGCACCGTTGCGCACCGGTACGCACTCCGAGATCGCCGAGTATCTGGTCGCCAAGGTCACCGCGTGGAATCCGGTGGCGCTGGTGATCGACCGTAAGAACACCGCGCAGGTACTTGAACCGCTGCTCATCGCCGCCGGTATCGAGCCGCTGATGATCGGCACGTCCGAGATCGCGCAGTCCTGTAGCGGTTTCCTGGCAGACGCCGATGCCGTCAAGTTGTCGCACAGCGATCAAACAGTGCTCAACGACGAGGTGGCCACCGCCAGCATGCGCGAGCTGCCGGGCGGCGATTTCGTCTGGGCCGAGGAACCCAACGGCGCAGGCATGCCGCTGATGAACGTGTCCATGGCGCACTGGGCCCTTCGCAAGTACGGAACCAAGGCGCCCGCCAAGACCGTCAGCGCCCGCACCGGGGCCGCACGAGAGCACCAATCACACCGGCATAGCGCCGATTTCGACGCAATGAGCGCCGCATTCTGAGAAAGGGGGCGAGCATGGCCGATCAGCAGGCACCGAAGAAGACCGCCGCCCCGCGTACCGAACAGGGGTACGTGCTCAGCTCGGCCGGCGCGACCGGCTGGGGTGGACCTATCGACCAGTTCGAGCAGACCACCGACCTGATCTGGCCACTGTCGGTGTGGACCTACACGCGCATGGTCCGCGAGGACGCCCGAATCTCATCGGTGCTACGGGCAATTGGGCTGCCCATTCGCCGCACCGCGTGGCGTATCCGTCAGAACGGCGCCAGCGATGAGGTCACCGAGTTCATCGCCCGCAATCTGGGTCTACCCATAGAGGGCGCAGCCGACGAGGACGAACCCCAGGCGCGCACCCGTGGCCGGTTCTCCTGGGATAAGCACCTGCAGCAGGCCCTCATGGCGTTGCGGTACGGGCACTCGGTATTTGAGCAGGTCTACCGCCTCGAAGGCGAGGGCGCCAACATCCGCGCCGTGCTGCGCAAGCTCGCCCCGCGCCCCCAGGTGACCATCGCCAAGTGGAACGTCGACCGCGACGGCGGCCTGGCCTCGATCGAACAACACCCCTCCAGCTGGTTCACCATGACATCGAGCGGAGTGGCGATACCCGCTGGCGGGCCAATGGATTCGATCATTCCCATCAACCGGCTGGTTGTGTATGCGTACGAGCCCGATCCGGGTGTGTGGATCGGCAACAGCCTGCTACGGCCTGCCTATAAGCACTGGAAGCTCAAAGACGAGCTGATGCGCATCGAGGCCGCCGCCGCACGCCGCCACGGCATCGGCGTCCCGTGGATCAAGGGCAACGAGAACGACTCTCAGGACGAAGAGCGCATGGACGCGCTGCTCGATGTCGCCTCTAAGTACAGCGGTGGCGAGTCGTCCGGCCTGGCCCTGGCTGAGGGCCAAGAGGCCGGGATCATGTCGCCATCGGGCACCCCGATGGACCCGCGCCGTGCGATCGAGTACCACGACCACCAGATGGCCCTGGTTGCGTTGGCGCACTTCCTGAATCTGGACGGTAAGGGCGGCTCGTACGCGCTGGCCAGTGTGCAAGCCGACACGTTCGTGCAGTCGGTCCAGACGGTCGCCGAAGACATCCGCAACACCGCACAGGCGCACATCGTCGAGGACCTGGTCGACCTCAATTTCGGCGAGGACGAACCGGCGCCGCTGCTGGTGTTCGATGAGATCGGTTCACGCCAGGACGCTACCGCCGCGGCGCTGCAAATGCTGGTCAACGCAGGACTGTTGACACCCGATGCCCGTCTTGAGGCCTTCATTCGCTCGGCCACTGGCCTACCCGGTCCCGACCCCAACGCGCCCGAGGCCGAACCGGAGCCCGACGACGAATCCGCCGCCGCGCCCCACAACAGCGGAAGGCCGGTGCGTGTGCGCACCCATACCCGAGCGCGCCCCGGCGGCGCCAGCACGGCCACGAGGAACGGAGACCCGACGCTGTGGTGACCAAGAATCGCACGGCGGGCCAACGGCCCCCGTGGTACAGCATCCGCAACGCGGCCAAGACCGATGACGGCCCGGCCGAGCTGCTGATCTACGACGAAATCGATTCGTGGTACGGCATTTCCGCCGAACAGTTCGCCCGGGATCTGGCCGCGATCGACAACGATGCCATCACGGTGCGCATCAACAGCCCCGGCGGCTCGGTGTTCGACGGCATCGCCATTCTCAACGCGCTACGTGATCACCCCGCCACGGTGACCGTCGTGGTTGACAGCCTCGCGGCCTCGATCGCCTCGGTGATCGCGATGGCGGGCGATGAGATCGTGATGAACCGCAACAGCCAGATGATGGTGCATAACGCCTGGGCGGTGTGTGTCGGAGATGCCCGCGACATGGAGAAGAGCGCGGCGCGACTGGCCCAGCACAACAGCAACATTGCGCAGATCTACGCCGACCGGGCAGGGGGCACCGTCGAGGACTGGCTCGACGTGATGGCTGAGGAAACCTGGCTGCTCGCCGACGAAGCGGTCGAGGCCGGTTTGGCTGATCGTGTCGTCGAGTTTCCCGAGCCTGACTCCAAGTCCGCTGCCGCGCGTGCATCGGTGTTCGATCTGTCGGCGTTCCGCTATGCCGGACGCCAGTCCGCGCCTGCGCCACGAATTCCGCTGGTGCACAACAAGACCCCTCGGCCCGAAAAGGGCGAGGTCAACAGAGGAAAGGAGCCCATTGTGGCAACCCTGAATGAGGGCCTCGCCAAGCTGCTCGGTATCGATGCCGACGCCGACGACGAGACCATTTTGTCTGCTGCCGCCGAAGCGCTCGAAGAGCGTGCCGATGACGGCCAGGAGAGTGACGAAACCCCGCCCGCTGCACCGACTTTGGAGCAGGCCACGGCGGCGCTCGCCAAGGCCGGTATGACGGTCGTCGAGCGGGCCCAGTACGAGGCCACCGTCGCGGCCGCGCAGGCGGGCGCCGAGGCGCGCGCACAGCAGTTGCGCGAGGGCGACGAGCGTGTGGTCGATCAGGCCATCGCCGAGGGCAAGGTCGCCCCGGCGCGTCGCGAGCACCACTTGCAGGCGCTCGCCGCCGACCGCGAGGGCCACACCGCCGTGCTGGCCGCGCTGGCACCCGGGGTGGTCCCTCTCGCCGAGACGGGGCACTCCACGCAGCCCGCAGACGGTCCGGTGCCCAATGACCTGAGCTGGTTTGACTCCGCGCCCACCGCGCCGAGTTCGGAAGGGAAGGAATAGATCATGACCAACGAGAACGTGGGCGTCTACGAGCCCGGCCGCGACATCACCGGCCGCGCCACAGCTGCCGTCACCGGTAAGCGGTTCCTCAAGATCAGCGGCAACCGCACCGCCACCGGCAACATCGCCGTGGCCCCTGCTGATGCGGCGGGCCGGGTGTGCGGCGTCTCCAAGTACGACGCGGCCAGCGGCGACATTGTTGGTGTGGCGCGGGGCAATTCGCGTGTCACCTACGTGACCGCCGACGGCGCGCTCGCCGCATTCGATGAGGTCGAGGTCGGCACGGCTGGCAAGGCCAAGAAGTTCGCCAGCGGCGTCGCCGTTGGCTACGCACTGTCCGCGGCCGCCGATGGCGCCGACGCCGAGATCAGCCTCTACTAGGAAAGGGCTACCCACCATGACAACATCTCCCGTCGCGTACCCGCTGGGTGCGCCGGTCATCAATGACAACAAGATCTCGGTCGACCTGGCATATAAGCAGCCCGGCCGAATCACCAAGCGGCTCTCGGACCTGACGCTGCAGAAGTTCATTGCCCCGGAACTGTTTTCGTCCTCGGGGGCGAGCACCACCGCCGGGGCGATCATCTACGACGTGATCCGCATCAACGAGCTGTACACCAAGAACGATGTGGAACAGCGCGGCCCGTCCGATGAGTACACGATCGTGCAGGGTGAGCGCACGCAGCCCGAGGTCGCCAAGTCCGAGGACTGGGGCGGCAAGTTCTGGATGTCCGATGAGGCGATCCGGCGCAACGACCGCGCCCAGATGGACCGCCTGACCACACAGCTGGCGAACACACTGGTGCGCAAGATCAATCAGCGCACCGTGGCCGTGCTGGAGGCCGTGATCGCCAGCCTCGGCGGCGCGGGTGTCATCCCCGGACACGACTGGGGCAACGTCACCCTGACCGGCAACAACCCGACCCCGAACAACGCCCGGCCATTCGCCGATATCATCGCCGCGCAGCTGGCCGCCGATGTCGAGGAATTGGGCTACGTCTACAACGTGTGGGTCGTCAACCCCGTGCAGTACGCGGACCTGCGCATCGCCTACGGCCCGGACTTGCCGCAGATCCTGGCCGACGCCGATATCTCGATGTTCCGGTCCAACCGCGTCGCCAACGGCACCGCCTACGCGGGTGTGCGTGGCGGTGTCGGGTTCCTGGACTACGAGCAGATGCTCTCGACCGAGACCTGGCGCGAGCCCAAGACCAAGCAGAACTGGGTCCAGTCTTCGGTGCTGCCGATCATGGGCGTCACCGACCCGTACGCGGTCAAGAAGGTGACCGGATTGAAGGGCGCCCCGTAATGCCCGAGGTCACAGAACATCGGGTGACTGCGGCGACATGGGAATACCTCACGCCCGCAGGCACTCGGCGGCGCGCGTTCTTCGGCGAACTCGTCACGCTCACCGACGAAGAGGTCCAGCGCGGCCTCGCCGTCGGTGCACTCGGCGCCCAGCTGCCGGCCGAATCGACCGATCCCGAAAGCGACTCGGCCGAGGCGGAAGTCACCGATGACGGCGACACCGACAGCGGCGACGGTGGGGATGGCGATCCCGGCTCCACCGCAGGCGATTCCGGGAACCCGAGCCAGGCCACCGGTACCGAGGGTGATGCGCCCCGTAAGAAGCCGCTCAAGGCCGCGACCAAGCCCGTCCTGGTCGACTGGCTGATGGCCAACGGCACGTATGACCGTGACGAGCTGGAGGCACAGGAGAAGGACGACCTGTGGGCGCTGATCGAGGCCACGGACTAGTTTCGTGACCGACTTCCTTGACGTAGAGGCGTTCGCCGCCATGTTCCGGCCGCTGTCGGCAGCCGAGAAACTGGTGGCGGCGCCTCTACTGACGGTCGTCTCCGATTGGATACGCGACAAGAAACCGGCCATTGCCAACGATGACCCGGCGGCCAAGGTGGTCACATTCGAGGTCACCCGGGACGCGCTGATGTATGGCGAGTTCGGCCCGGTCTCATCGTTCACCAAGACGGTGGCTCATCGCACCAAACAGGCTGCGATCGATCGCGAAGCCGTCGAGAAGTTCATCGCACGCCGCCACTACCGCATGCTCGGCCTGGCGCTACAGGCCAAGGCGCGCGGCCACTTCCCCAGGGGTGACTACTGATGGACACCCTGGGCGGGCAGCGGCTCGCGATCGTGTGGGATGTGCCGGTGCTCGACGGGCAGGGCGACCCGATCCTGGACGAGTACCGCAAGCCGCAAGTCACCGAACGCGTTGTATGGGTCGATAACTGCCTGTTCGAGGTGCAGTCGACGGCCGAGGACAACCAGGCCATCACCACCACAACCACTGAGCAATCGTGGGCGTTCCTGCCGGTCGTCGATGGCCATATCCCCGCCGTCGACGGCACCGGTGCCGCCGCGCCCGTCGCGGTCGCCGACATCCGATCGGCGCACCGGATTCGCCACCTGGACCGCGATCACAGCATGGTCGGTGACGCGGTGCTCGAATTCGACCTCGACGGCCACGAAGATCATGTGTTCTGTATCTGCCAGCGCAGGGTCGGCTGATGGCCGCAGATCGCAGACCCAACCCGCTGGTCGCGTTGGGTGTGCCGCAGTCCGAGATCGACAAGGCGATCCACACCTCGGCGCAAGCCAAAGCCGAGAAGGCGCGCGTCGGCAAGGAGATGGCCGCACACGCCAAGTCCATCTCGCCGGTCGATCACGGCGACTACGGCGCGGCGTGGAAAGTGCAGCAGGGCAAGGGCCGTGACGATGACACCAAGGTCATCAACGACAACTTCAAAGCCCACTGGATCGAGGACGGCACCGGGGGCACCAGCCCGACACCGGAGTTCGCCGTCGCGGCCCGCACCGCCATCGCGTTCGGCGGCACCGCCGCCGATGTCATCAACAGGCCCGACTGATGACCGTCGCGCTGCATGAGCAGATGCCCCCCAACGCGATCGTGATGATGCTCGCCCACCTCGCACCGCTGGGCCCCTGCGACATCGAACGCAAGCCCGACGATCCGCTGCCGTTCCGCCAAGTCAACATGATTGACGGCACCTACGACGCGAACCTGTTCTACTGCACCGCTGTCCTGTCGATCCACACCTTCGGCAAGACGATCACCGAGGCGCAGCGCGAGGGCGCCAAGACCGATCGGCGGATCATGCTGCTCGGTAGCGAGATCGTCGATGTGCCCATGCCTGACGGCACGGCCGCCAACGTCGACTACATCGACTTTCAGCAGCTCTCCACGCTGCGCGAATACAAGGCCGACAACGCCTTTCGCCTCAAGGCGATCTGCGAACTCGGCTTGTCCTTCATCTAAACGTCGCGGTCCCTCGATCGCGTCGCGGCGCTGTGCCGCACCAAATCGCCGGAATCTGTTCCCCTTTCCGGTTCCTCACCCAAGAAAGGAGCGTCACATGACGCAACCCACAACCGGCGTTGGCTGGAGCGACGGCGGATTCAACGACGTTGATAACCGGTTCGCCATTCGTGGCCCACTGGTGGCCGTGCTGATCCGCGACTACCGCGGCGCCGCGACCGATATCAGCCCGCACGTGTTCAACCCGCTCACCGAGGACGGCAAGCTACGCCCGGATCTGTTCGCGCAGCGCAAGATCGGCGGCGAATGGCGCACCAACCCCGAGCCCAACCAGGGCTGGCTGTTCATGGGTGCCAACACCAAGACCGGTGGCCCCGAGCGCGAACCGAACGTCGATGTCAGTCCGCTGGAGATCTTGCAGTCGAATTACCCGATCGAGAACGACATCACCAAGATCGGCAAGACGGTGAAGTTCACCCCGATCGAATCGCTCAAGCCGTTGGTCAAGCGAGTGCGCAACAACCTGCCGCTACAGGACGAGGACGGCAACCTGCTGGTCGAGGACGCCGGTCAGAAGGACTTTTTCGTCGGCACCCCGCTGGAGGCCGATTTCGTTCCCCGCCAGCTGCTTTTGGTGCGCGCACGGTCCCGGGCCGGCGGCAAGCTGTACACCGTCGAGCCCATCCCGCTGTGCAAGCTGACCAAGATCGGCGCGGCCAAGATGGACAAGGAAGACGCCGACGCCGCCGAGTTGGAGTTTTCGCTCGAACCTGACCCGTTCTTCCTGATCCCCGATCCGCGCAACCCGGGCATCCTGATTCCCGGCCTGGATGGCGAATGGGTCGGCGGCAAGGGCTGGACCACGATTCAGGGCGCCCCCAAGGTGTCGAACACCCCGCCGACGGTCACCCCCGGTGCCGCCGGTAAGGCCTCGATCGTGTTCGCCGACCCCACGGGCGCCGGTGATCCGTTCACCTTCGTCGCCGAAGGCACCATCGATGACGGGACCACCTGGCTGCCCGCCGAGCTCGATGGGCCCGCGGTCTCGTCGGGCGGCAACACCACGGTCAAGGTCAAGGGCGTGGCGGCCGGTGCGACCAAGTTCCGCGTGAAGGTGACCGGCACCAACGGCGCTTCGGTCTACACCCCGAAGTCTGCCGCCGCGACCATCGCCTGATGAACCCTCACCTGGCGGGCGTTGGGCTGCGCTCGCCAGGTGAGCCCCACCCCCATTCCAGCCCGAAACCCCAAGCCCACCAGCCCGAAAGGAACAATCATGAGCTCCGAAGACACCAAGGACGTTCTACACCCCGTCGACCCCAGAAAGGCACGCGAGCAGGCCGCCGATCACCTCGGATTCATGGCAGGTGTGCCCTTTGATCTCGGCGACGGCGAGATGTGGGAGCTTCCCAACCCGGCGTTTCTCGATACCGAGCAGCGCAAGCGGTACCGCGACTACCAGCGGGACATGAAAGCCCTCGACAAGGAAACCGTCGATCATCCTTTCATCGACGGCAAGACCATCGAGCAGAACGTCTATCCGTATCTCAAGGACGGCAAGGATTACGACCCCGACGAGCAGCTGTGCATCGCACTCATGGGTGAGGACATCTACGCCAAGTTCCTCGCCGCGGGCGGTGTTCCCGGCCAGATCGATACGCACTGGAAGGTGATGCAGCGCCAGCTGGAGGAGCGGACAAAGATCGACTCCAAAAGTAATTGAGGCAGTAGCGCTGTGGTGCCGTTGGCCCAATGCGATCGAGGCTGATCTTCGTTTTCGCGGTGTGCGCATCGCTGATTGGCACCAGGGCACCCGCGATGAGCGCGGCGCCCTGGTGCTTTCCAGCCGCCAACTACTGTCGCTGATCCACCAGCTGCCCGAAGACTCAGAGTTCAAAACCCATGCGCCGCCGCCGTTTGGGCGCGACGGCGACTGGACGGTCATGCAGAAGATTGCCGCCGAGACACACAACGAGCTCGCGGCATACCGGGCCAGCCAGTACGCGGGCACCCCGCACGAATACATGTACACCAAGTACTCATCGCCGCTGGATTCTCGCAGACAGCACGAACTTGACTCCGCTGAAAACGAATTCATCGAGTCGGCGCGAGAAGAGTTGCTAGATGACGTGTTTGGCGACCAATGATCAGGAGGTGAACCATGTCCGTGCAGATACCCATCGGTGCCGCCGCTGATCATCGGTCGTGGAAGCGGGTCGCCGATGACGCCACCCGCACGTTCGGCAACGCGGGTAAGGATGCCGGCCGCGATTTCGCCAACGCGCTGGCGGGTAGCTCCAAGGATGTCGAGAAGTCCCTTAAGCGCATGGGCGACAGGGCTTCTGATGCCTACGACAAGGCAGCATCGGCCGTCGGGAAACTCAAGTCCGAGGAATCCGAACTACAGCGGCTACGCGACCGCGACGCCGACGGCGCACGGATCATCCGCCAGACCGAGAAAGTCAACGACGCGCGGCGCGCCGAGGCTCGTGCTGTCCGGGACGCAACGCAGGCATACCGCGAGTATCAAGAAGCTGCCGACGAGGCGAGCCGACGCAACAACACCAACCTTGTTGACGGCATGCGCGCCCAGGCTGGCCAGGCCGCCCAGCTCGGCCGCGACATGGGCAATGGGTTCTCAGGCGGATTCACCCACGGGGTAAGCAGCGCGGCCTCGATCGCCCGACTCGGCACCGCTGGCGGGCCAATCGGCGCGGCCCTGTTGGGCTTGACCGCCGTAGGCATCCTCGTCGGAAGTCGGCTCTCCAACGCCATTGCCGAAGGCATGGCCACCACGGCCACCACCAAGTTGTTCCAGGGCCGCATGGGTCTGGATGACACCTCGATGAGTAATTACGCCAAGGCCGCCGGTCAGTCCTACGCCAACAACTTCGGCGCCTCCGTAGCGGACAACCTCAGCGTCGCTCAAGCGGCCCTGCGCAACAACCTGATCAAGCCCAACTCGCCCGATGACGAAATTCAGTACACGATTCAGCAGCTCCAAGGTGTGGCGCAGGTCGTCGAGAAGACCCCGCAAGAGCTCGCGCATTCCGCGACCCAACTCATGCGGACCGGCCTTGCCAATAGCGTCACCGAAGCGCTCGACATCATCACCGCGGGCTCACAGAAGGGCTTGGACGTAACCGGCGACTGGCTCGACTCTATCGGCGAGTACTCCACGCAATTCCGCAAGCTCGGCCTGACCGGCAGCGAGACAATGACGCTGCTCAAGCAAGGCATCGAGGGCGGTGCCCGCGACACCGACAAGGTGGCCGACTCCCTCAAGGAATTCAGCATCCGCGCGGTCGACGGCAGCAAGTCGACCAGGGAAGGTTTCGAGGCGCTGGGGTTCAACGCTGACGAGATGGGACGGCGCTTCTCCGCAGGCGGCGAGCAAGCACACCAAGCATTTGCAGCGGTGCTCACCGGACTACGCAATCTTGATGACCCGGTTCAGCAAGCCCTTGTGTGGCAACGCCTTTTCGGCACCCAGTGGGAGGACATGGGCGATGCTGTTAACAAACTCGACCTCGACCCGGCTAAAAACCAGTTCAAGGATCTGCAAGACACCTCGCAGCGATCGACTAAGACCGCGACGGAGACGTTCAAGTCCGAATGGGAGAGCGCAACCAAGACGGTCGATCAGTGGTTCACCGACCTAAAGACCAGTATCTCGGATTGGTTCGTGGATCTGCCTGTCATCAGGGACATCCCGACGATGATCAAGGATCTGTTCAGTTCCTCACCGCCACCGCCGCAATACGCCGCACCACTCGGCGGTACGCATCCCGGTACCGACATCCTGGCCAACACCCTTCCCGGCGCGCCGGGCGCAGGCTCAACCGTCCTGCCTCCAGCACCCGGCGACAACTCAGCACGCACACTGCTCGGCAGCGCGCTCGCCCCCGGGACCGCCCTGCCCCCGCCGGATGCCCAGCGCGGCAATGCTGTCGATAACGGTCCACAGGCAGGCGACAGGAAGCCGATCGCACCGGCCGGGGACGACGACAAGACCAAGCCCCCGATCGATCCGAGTCTTTGGTCGGTGGAGTCAAAGCCCGTCGCCATGCCGCCAGGATTGGCAACCGCGCCCACCGCAGCGCCCGGGGTGCTCGTTTCATCTCCCAAAGGCGGGCCCGGGCTCGGTCGCTACGAGGTCGACCCCATGCGGGTGTATGACGCTGAGTCGTCGGCGATCCGGGCCAAGAACTCTCTGGAGCAAGACCGCATTGCGTTGATCCGGCTGGAGCAGCAGGGTAACGCCGATCAGGACGCACTACTGCGAGCGCGCAACCAGGTTGCCGACGCCGAACGCTCGTACGTTTCGGCGCAGATGAAACTGGCTGAGGCGCAGCAAGGTACGTGGAAGAAACTGGAGAGCTCTACCCAGGGCCTCGCCGACGGCATGGGCCAGATCGGTGCGGCACTGGACAAGGATTTCGGGATCTCCAAGGGCCTGCCGGGGCTGGCCGAGAATCTGACCAAGTTCCTGGCCAACATGGCGGCGGCCCCGATCCTTGGCCAGCTCGGCGCGGTCAGCCAACTCAACCCGTCCAAGGGCGGATACGGCGCTATGGGCATCCTGGCCGCCCAGGGCGTGTTTGGGCCGCAGTACACAGGTGTTGCCCAGGACGTTGCCATGGCGGGCATCGGGCCGATGGCGCTGCAACAGGGTGTAAATCCCAACCTCGCCGCGATGTACGCATTGGCCGCGCGTGGCGGAAAGTACGCTCCGGCATCTGATCTGCAGAACGGGCTGGCCGACTGCTCGGGTGCCGTCTCGGATTTGGTGGAGGTGCTGCGCGACGGGAAGTCCTCACCGGCACGGCTGTTCGATACCACTGCGTTCGCCACCGATGCCAGCGCTGCCAAGCTCGGTTTCCTGCCCGGATATCAACCGGGGGCCTTCAATGTCGGTGTGAATCCCCTGCCGGGGCAGCAGGGCCACATGGCCGCGACGCTGCCCAACGGCATGAATTTCGAATCTGGTGGAGGACACGGCCCGATGCTGGGAGGCTCGGCGGCCGGTGCCCTCGATAAGCAGTTCCCCAAGCAGTACTACATGCCCCTTGGTTCGGGCACGTCGAGCGCACCGTCGCCGCAGCCGATCGGGCCCACGGTCGATTATCGGGCGCTCTACCCCAAGACGGCCGGTCCTGGCTTAGCGGTCACCGATCCGGTGATGAGCGATCCGACGTTGACCAATCCCGCCCTGACGCCGGGTATTCCGGCCGCTGGCGGCGGGTGGGGTGGGGCTACCGGGCCTGCGCAGGCGTGGAGCCCGTCATCGACGCGCATTGGTGGTGTGGAACCGGCGACTGGTTCGGGCGCGGGCGGGGTCGGTATCACTCCCGGCGGCACCATCGATACTGCGATCGGGATGGCCGCCTCGGCGGCCGACATCTTCGCCCCGGGTGCCGGGCAGGCGGCGCAGACCGGAATCAAGCTGGCCAACAGGGCGATTCAGTTTGGTGCGCAGGCTGCAGGTATCGGGGTGCAGGGCTTGATGGATACGGTGCTGCCGACCGCGGGCTCGGAGCTGGCCAACAAGAGCTGGCTGACCAAGATCCTCGGTGGTGTCGCTGGTGCTGCCCCGGCGATCCCGAACGTGGCCGGCAAGGCGACCGCGCCACCGAACCCGAATCAGGGCGACCCGAACGCCCAAGGCGGCCCCGTCAAGGCGGGCGACACCAACATCCACGTCACCAACAACCGCGCCACCGAGGACGGCACCGGCCGCGATATCGCGTTTCATCAGCAGGCCCGCAACTCCGGGCCGGGGATGTGACCGTGACGATCCGCTATCCGGCCAACCCCGTCACACCCCATGGCTGGTATCACCTCGTCAACGGCGAAAAGCCCATGATGCGCCTGACCGCCTTTGACGGGTCGGTCGAGATGTTCATGATCGGCGGGTACGCGATTCCCGACCCGTACACGGCGCCAGAAGCCGTGCATTTGATCGACCTCGAAGGCCTCATCGCGCCATGGAAGCACGTCACCCAGAAGGGTGCGACCGAGGATGGCGTTCACCATATCGACGCGTTTTTGGATCCGGTCGAGGTCAAGCTCACGGTCAAGTGCCGGGGCCGCAACGCCGCGCGCACGCGCCGGGTCTATCGGCATCTGATCGATTCGCTGGACGCCATCAAGTGTTCCCGGCTGGACTTTTTCGATCACGATGCCGGGTACTGGTGGGCCGACGTGCGTTGGTTCCAAGGCGGGCAACCCGATCCGGTTTCGGCTATGCGCAAGGGCACCTCGCAGAAAGCCACGTTGCGGCTACAGGCCGACACCGGCACGTGGAAGTCGTTCGACCATGCGGACTCGTTCGCGTTCACCTACGACGCGATGACCGACACCTTCGCGACCGATCATCGCCAAACCAAGGATCTCGGCGCGGTTCCGCAGCGCTACAGCGGCCCCGGCGGCGGGTTCTGCACCTCCTACAACGACCAAATGCGTTGGTGGGACGACCCCGAACACGGGTTTGGCACCCAATGGCGCCGGGTCATCAACGGGCCCTGGCCCGATTTCGCCACCGATACCGATAACCAGGTCGTCTCCCAGGTACACGGGGGATTTCAGGAGTGGTCGGTGCCCGATTCGGGCCGAAACATCCTGGGCGCGCGCATGAACCGCAATCCTGACGGCAGCTGGGCGGGCGACGGGGTGTTCGTCGAGTACGGCGCCGGATACCTGCGCCTGTACTACACGATCAACTTCGTTGAGACCACCTTGCGCAGCTGGCCGCTGGCCATCCCCATCGGGCCGCTGCCGGGCGAGAAGTTCACGCTGGTGTGCGGCACCGAAGATCACCCACGCACGTTCCGCGTGCTGCGCAACGACATGGAGATCTTGTCGGTCACCGAAACCGGCACGGGCTCGCCTCTGGGGGCAGCGCATCGGGGCGTCGGCAACGGCATGTTCGCCGCCGGTGCGGTGATCAGCCAGGCAACACCGTCCGCTATCCGCAAGCTGGCCGCGGGCGATAACGCTGCCGTGGCGCAAACCGGGTTCCTCAAGCGCATCAACATCGGTGATCAGGACATGTACGACGACTACGTGCTGTTCGGGCCGTTCACCAAGGTCAAAATCTACGACGGGCCCGGCTCGGACGAATATGTCGAATTCGGGCCGCTGCTACCCAATCAGGTGGTGTTTTTGCGCACCGATCCGCGCGTGCACACCACCTTGGTGCAAGACCTGACTTCGGTGCCGCCCTCGCCCCAGGAACTCGATTTGTTCCAGGAGGCGGTCGAGAAGTTCATGAGCTTTGCGGGCATGAACGGTACGGCGTTCGCCGATCAGATCAAGTCGCAGTTCGGCATCACCCCGCCGCAAGGCCCGCTGTACAAGTACCTCAAGGGCCGCTTCTCCAAGAACGCGGCGATACCACCGAAATCACCCGGCAATCCCGCGCAGCCGTATTTCGTGAAGGTCTCGATCGAGGGCGGCAACGCCGACTCCAAGATCATCGCCTCGGGCACGCCGCGACGGAGATACCCGCTCTAATGCGCAATGCGATACGCCCCTGCGATCCAGGGGCCATCTCGTGATGCCCATATCCGATGAGCAGCGCTGGGAGGCCGCCAAGCGCTCGGGCGATATCGCGCGGATCGCCACCACCGCCCGCGCCCTGACCGAGAAAAACTCGAAGGTCGACACCAGCTATCGGTTCACCGTCTGCGACAAGATGTGGACCCCCATGGCCTCGGTGGGCTCGGACCTGATGGAGGGCTCGGGCGCCCGGCCGCGCAACGACTGCCCCACCGGAAAGCTGATGCTCAAGGGCAGCTCGCCGCTGATCCAGATGTTCATGGACTGCCGCAACACCCTGGTCGGGGTCGAGATGGAGACCGCCGGCAGCCGCCAGAACTTCTACACCAAGGTTCACCGCTACCGCTACGAAAAGGGCGCGTGGACAGGCAATGTCGAGATGCGCGGCATTTGGGACATCCTGAACTACTACGTGATCTGGCCGACGTGGTGGCTTCCCCTTGCCGCCCAGCCCATTTCGCACGCGATCTTCATCTGGGCGCTACAGACCTGCGTGGAAAACATGGTCGCCGAGTGCGCGTTGCGCATTCAGTCCGGGTGGCTGGAGTTCGTCAACAACGGCCTATCGCTCAACGGCGACATCCGGGCATGGATGGGCACGATCCTGCAGGCCCTCAAGCGTGACGGGCTCTCGGTGCAGACCTTCGGCAAGATGCTGCGCACACCCACCTATGTGCAGCGCACCAACCCGTTCCTGGACACATCGCCCATGTGCGCCAAGACCGTTCGCATGGAAACCTGCGGAACGGTCATCAAGGATGTCACCCGCGCCTACGGTGTGGACACCCGCATGGACCTGTGGCGGCCCGGCGACCCGCAACCGGACAAGTGGGCCAACCTCGATTCGGCCACCTACGTCTTTTCGACCCGGGACCGCCAACAAATCTCGGGACCCACCAAAACCGTTGCCGATTCGGTGATCAAGACCGTCATCGACCTCGGCGGATCACTCGGTGACATCTTCAAGCCAGTCATCCAGCAGGTACCCGGTATGAACGGGGTGTTCTACGCCCCCAAGCTCGGTGTCGATTTCGAGCAGCCCTACGCCTACGTCGTGGCCCCCGAAGAGGGCGAGGACTCCAACATCATCAACTGCGAAATCGCCGACCACACCCCCGAGGGCTGGCAACACATCATCGGCGGCCGTTCTCCAAAGTGGTTGAACGACTTAATGAATGCCACCTTCGCATGGTTGATCGATTCGCTGATGATCGTGGTCGGGTTCTCCGGCATCCCGTCGGATCTGCTCTCGGGATTCCTGAACAACAGCTTCCTGGCGTTCCAGATGGTCCAGGTGTACCAGGTCCGCGACGAGGTGGGCCCCTTTCATCCGGCCATCGAGCGGTTCTACCCGACCGCCAGCGCCCCGTACAACATCGAAACCATGTTCGCGTTCATCAACGCGATTTTCGATGCCCAAGGCACTACCACGGCGCAGGTCACTTTCCGCAACGGTGACCAATATGCCTTGGGCCGAGACATTTTCGAGGGCGGCTTGATGTCGCTGGTGTATCACCGCCGAACCAAGATGATCACCGACTACATCGAAAACACCATGTGGCGCATCACCCCCACCGAGCAGACCACCCTGGTGCAGCTCGGTGACGGCCGCCGCGACGAGGCCCCGCTCGGCAGGATTCAACGCTTCATCACTGGCGCATTCGAAGCCATCAACGTCATCACACTGGCCCCCCAGTCCTAACCGGAGGTAACCCACATGGCTTGGCCTATTGTCGATTTCAACGGCGCACGCTACTACCAGGGACAGGGCTACACCCTGGTCCCGGTCGACGGCACCGGGGTGGCGCACGTGCTGCTGCGCGAAGACGGCGGAATCATGGGAGGGGTGTCCGGGGTCGAGCAGGGCCCGCCCGGAAAGCACGCCGAGTTCGACGAGAAGATCGACCTGACTCCACTGGCCCCCGAAGACGCGACACCCGATTCAGCATTTTTTGAACTCATCACTCCCCCAACGGATACCACGCCCGGCAGGTGGAAGATGCACCTGGCGCTACACACCGGCAAGACCGGTAAAGACGGCGCGACACGCTGGAATCCGCTGGACCTGTCGACCAATCCCAAGGCGGGGTGGATTCCGGCCGTCAAAACCGACCTACTCGGTTTTGAGCTTGTGCCGCAAAAGGTTGCCGAGGTGTTCTACCCGGGCGAAATCAAGAACATCGGTACGGGCAACGCGAACGGGACTATGGCCGCGATCGACATCCCTCCCCGCCCGTGGCCTCGGCGCATCCGCGCACAAGGCCAAACGGTCGTTACCGGCGAAGCGGCCGACGTGCGCGTGAATCTGCTGGCCCGGCTCAACGGCGAGGCCAACGGCAACATCGTGGGCCGCTGCGTGGGCATCGCCCAGACTGATCGGCTGGCGTTCTCACCGGGCAAGCCCATCGGCCCCGGCAGCACCACCGACGACTACGACACCATCCCCGCTGGCACCTCGGCCACCGTACACATCCGGTGCGAGCGCCAAACCGGCACATCGACGTACACAGCCACCGCCGCGATGTCGCACTTCAACATCGAGGCCTGGCCGCTGTGACCGACAACCTGCCCGAGATCCCCGATTGGGCAAGAGATGTCCCCTCGGCCCCGGTACACCGCGAGCAGGGCGGCGGGCTCACACGGCCGTTCACAGCCCAACAGCTCCAGGAGTTCGGCAAGGGGTTCATTGAGCAGTTCCTCGGTCGCGTGGTGCTCGCGGTCATGGGGCACCTCATTCCCGGCGTGGGTTCGTTTGATCAGCTGCGCGAGTGGGCCAAAGACAAACCTGGTCTCGGCGATCTGGTCGAGCTGCTGACCGGGATCGAGGACGGCGACGAAAATGATTTAGGGACATGGGCCCTCGGTATCCGCAACGCCCTGGCGGGCATCGATCTGGCCCACCCCGAATCGATCCTGACCGCTATCGCCAAGGTGGCGGGCCAGTTCCTCAAGGGCGTCATACCGGCGTCGTGGGTGGCTGATGTGGCCCACGACCTACTGGGCGGCGCTGGCGGATTCACCGACCCGAAGATGGTCGAGGACAACCCGTACTGGCGATTCGACGCCGCCCAGAACGGGCACCTGTCGGGCAAGTCGATCTACCTCAACGCCGATGGCCAGCTGCATGCGATCAGCATCAAAGACCCGTTCAACGTAGCTGCCGGCCAGGCGGTGGACATCTCCGCATCGGCGATGTGGCAAGGCGTCTCGGCTGCAGCGGGGTCCAATCCGATCCGGTTGTGCATCACCCCGTTTGCCACCGATGGCACCAAGCTCCCCGATATCGTCATCAAGAAAATTCAGCCCGTGGCCGCGGATTCGTCCTGGATACGTGCCAGCCTGACCGGCTCGTGGACGGTGCCGACCGACGGATCGGTCAAGTCCGCGACAGTGACCCTGGTGGTCACCGAGGGCGCCACCGGCGGCCGCATCCACTTCTCTAACGTCACCTCGGTCATGTCGAACCTCGGGCCGCTGCTGGGCAAGTGGAGATCGTTCTTTGACACCCTTGGCGGCAAAGCCAATTCGGACATCGCCGATTTCGAGCAGCGATTCGCCGCGATCACCGCCGACGGCAAGATCACCGCCGAGGAAATCATCGGGCTACTCGGGTTGGGCAATATCCCGAAGCTGCCCCCGGCCAAGGTGCACAGCCCGATCGGCAGCACCGACATCGGAGAAGACCTCAAGGACACGTGGAACAACTTCTGGAACGCGGTATTTGGGGACGGATCTAGTGGCAGGGGTCCTGTCGATGTTTCCACTGCGACCGCTGCCCTCAAGAAAAAGGCCGATGACGCGTACGCAGCCGCGGTGTACGCCACCGACGTTGTGAACCTGCCACGACTGACCCCTCGCTGGATGTCCACAGGCATCAACGACGATGTGTCGTTCCCCATCATCAATGCACAGTCGACATTCGTGCCGGCCGACCAAAAGCTGGTGTTCATCCCCATCACGCCGGGTGTTGAGCGCACGTATCGAACCGTGAAATTCGCCATCACCGGCAATGGCATGACGCAGTGCTACGTGGGCGTGTACCGGATCAATGAGTCGCTGCAAATTCAGAAGGCCGTCGACCTCGGGAACGTCAAGGCACGGCTATCGGGCACCAGCCGCGTGCAAGCTCTGACAATTCCGTCGCCGGGATTGACGGTGCCCAAGGGCCACACCGCGTTCATCGGTGTGCTGCAGGTCGGCAACCCGCAGGGCCTCTACACCACACCGGCCATGCCGACCGTGCTGGAAGTCGTGCAGAACATCCCCCTGTTCTTCACCCAGGACGGCGGCACCGGCTACACCTCCCTGCCCACCCTGGTGGGCGGGCACGTGGAATTCACGCCGGTATGGGGCGCCCTGGGCGAGTCGACCAACTTGGCAGATCAATGGACCGAGTACTCACCCACCGGGGCGAACCTGCCCCTGTCCGTCTACGACATCCCCAGCGCCAGCACCGTGCTGTACCTGGCGGGCTGCGGTGGCGGTGGTGGAGGCGGCGGCGGTGACGGCGGCTGGAACAAGCCCGGCGAGGGTGGCGGCGGCGGTTCCTGGAACTCGCTACGGCTGGAGCGCGGCGTCGACATCCCGGTGTCCGTCACTCAGATCACGGTGCAGTCCGAGCGTGTGGGTTCACCCACAGGTATTGGCGGCGAACCCGGCAGCAAGGAGACCGACGGCAAGCCGGGCCACGACATCGTGTTCCGCAACGGCACCGACAACAGCGAAATTCTGCGCTGCGCTGGTGGCCGACTGGGGCGCCTGGCCTATGGCAGCTTCTACAACCGCGACTCGGTGGGCTACGGCCCCGGCGATCTTGGGTTCTCCGCGCGCCTGTTCAAGGGCGGGCAGAACACCCCGCCCAGCGCTTCGGTAGGTGCGGCCAACGGAGCCCCGGGCAACGGGCCCGGTGGCGGCGGCGCGGGCGGTGCCGGTGGTATCGGGGGCAGCGCCGGTACCGGCGGCTGGGGTGCCGCGGGGTACGCCGCGATCAAGGCGGTCTGATGCCCTGGTCCACCAATCCGTCTGCGCCCTCGGGGCAATCGAGTAGGTGGTCGACCAAGCCCGATCCGCCCTCGCCGCCATCCATGGGCAAGTGGGTCTGGATGCCACGGGTCACTGTCGCGGACTCGGCAGTCGGCGCCGATCTGGCCCATCTGCTGCGGGTGGCCCACACGGGCATCGATCAGGGTGTTAGCGCAGACCTCGCCGTCGCAGGAGTGGGCCTACGCGCCAGCGATGCCGGCCGGGGCGCCGACCTGGCGCGAGCGAAGCTGCGCGTGGCTGCACGAGACGCCGGGATAGCTGCCGACTCGGCCCGCCCCGGTGTGCGCGCCACCGATTCGGCCGTGGCCGCCGAGATGGCACAGATGCTCCCCCGCCTGGCCGCCGTCGGTGCCGCCACGGCCGCCGATATCGCGGTGCTGTCGCGGGTTCGGCTTCCCTCCAGCGCCAGTCAAGCCATCGGGGCCGATACCGCCACCGCCCGGTTCAGTCCGCAACCGGCAGCGCTGACCGCGATCACCGCAGTCGGCACGACCGTGGTCCCGATCCCGGTGTGGTGCCGCTATCTCGATCTGGCGCTGGTCGGCGCTGGCGGCGGCGGTGCGAGCTCGGGCACGCTCTACCTACTCGGCGGCTTCCCCGGCAGCCCGGGAACCTGGGCCACCACCACTTTGGAGCGCGGCACCCACATTCCCTGGACCACAACAACCCTGACATTCGTCATCGGCGCAGGCGGCGCCAAGCGTAGCGGCGGTTTCGCCGGAACCGCGGGCGGCCCAGGTGCGGCAACCACCGCTATCGGCGACGGATGGGCGGGCCTGTCCGCTACTGGCGGCGCTGGTGGCCCGCAGCACCCCACCGGCATCAACGCCAACGACGGCCCCGGCCCGGGCGACAAGACCTACAACGGCGTGACCTACCCGGGCGGCGCCACGCAAAGCTCCGATGGCGGAACGGGCTACGCGCCCGGCGGTGCCGGTGCCGGCGGTGCCAACTTCGGCGGCCCCGGCGGCGTCGGCGGCGCGGGCGGTGCCTGGTGCCGCGCATACCAGTAACCGCAGGAGGGACCACCCAAACATGGCCAACCCCAACGACATCGACAACTACTCATTCCGAATCCACTTCTACAGCAGACGCGAAACCTCCTATTTCGACATCTACATGAACGACGGCCCAATCGGACTGATCAACGGAAACTACTACCTCGACGCGGCCCCACACGACCCGAACGTCGGCGAATGCCTCCTGCAATACGTCCCCAAGCTCAACACCACCATCTGGGACTTTGACGACGGCAGCCTTCCGGTCAACACCGAGGATTACCTCTGGTACCAGGTCAACGAAACCTATGTCATCACAGGCGATTACCAGCCCTTCGGCGGCCTGATGATCGAGGGCCAACTCGGATGCGCCTACCTCAAATCCGTCATCGCCCCCTACAGAGACCACCAATGGACGACCGAATCACCCCGCAACGTCGCGCTGGGATACACCCCGCGCATCAGCGGATGGACCACCTGGGAAACCCCGTAACCAACAGAAAGGCCCCCGCATGTCCGAATACCAGGGCGCGCACCGGCGCGCCTGCTGCGCCGCAATCACCGCACTCGGCAACCGAATCGGGCTATTCGCCGGTTCCACCCGGGTAGGAACCGCCTACGCCGACACCACCTGGGCCACCCCAGTCGATGTCACCGAATCCGGCATCGACAAGGCATCATCCACCGGCTCGCTGGTAACCATCTCGGTACCTGGCGGCACCGTGGCCAACGGCACGGTGATCAACCGGTACGGCGTGTTCAACGGCGCGACCCTGCTGCGCACCGAGGCACTACCGGTCTCCCTGACCGTCAACGACGGATCGCAGCCGTTACAAGTCGATGTCACACCAACATTCAAGTTCTGGGGGGTGTAGTCATGGCCCGCCAGCTTCTCAAGCACTCGGCCTTCTACGCCGCACTTGCCGCCATCTCATTCCGGCTCGGCTGGTGGGCGGCCAACTACATCAGCGACCGCATGGACAACTACGACCCTCGCATCGGCGAGGGCAAGTACGGATGGTGAAAGGTAGACAATGATCACTGAAAATGGCTGGCCATCATGCGATTCGAGCATGCTGGAACGCAACCCGATACCAGGGACCACGATCGTCATCCCGCTACAACGTGGCATACCCAACCGGATCATGAAGGCATTCGCGGCCGACTTCCACGCGTTCGTGGAGTCGCTGTACAACTCCCGTGGCGGCACCGACGAGGGCGGCTGGACACCAACCAACTCCGTTGCCACATCCAACCACATCGGCGGCACCGCAATGGATCTGAACTGGTCCGATCACCCCATGGGCAAGGCCTACGACGGGTACAGCAGTACCAAGATCGCCACCGTCCGTGAGCTTCTGGCCTTCTACACCATTGACGGGTTGGCGATGATGTACTGGGGCAACGACTGGAATAGCCCCAAGGATTCGATGCACTTCCAGATGGGCTACAACACCTACAACAACCAGGCCAAGTGCAACGACTTCATCAAGCGCAAGATCCGCGCCGACGGATTCTCGACGTTCCGGCGCGGACCGCAGGCGCCAGCCAACCCTGACGATTTCCCACTGCCGCAGGGCTATTGCTTCGGACCTTTGGACGGGCCCGACTACTGCATTTCCGGCGAGTACCCCGCCGATCTGCAATCGTGGAAGGACGGCCTCGGACGCTGGCAGGCCGCACTGGGACTGCCGGCCACCAAGCGCTGGGACGATGCCACCCGAGACGCCGCGACGGTGCTACAGAAACAGCGCAACTGGCCATCCAATCCTGACTTCGGGTACGGCGGTGTGTATCTGGCCGAATGGAACGAGGTCATCACCAAGGGTTGGCGACTTCCGGTCAAGGACAAGAAGTTTCCCGACGACTGGACCGACCGAGAGCTGATGATCGAGACGTTGCGTCAACTGCGTGGGCCGGACCTGGCGGGCTGGCCCCAGCTCGGCAATGCATCGCTGGTTGATGCCGTTGCGCAGGTGCGTGCCTCATGATCCGGATCGGAGACCGCAATGAAACGGTCCGTCAGTGGCGGGCCGTGATGAACGACTGGTTTGGGCCGCTGTACACCCGGCTGCTGGGGCCGCTGCCCCGCGACACCGACGAGTTCGGGCCGCGCGCTGCCCTGTGGGCCGCCGAGTATCAGCGCCGCACCGGCCAGATCCCCACCGGGCAGGTGTCCGATGATGACCTGCACGCGCTGGGTATTGCGCCCCCGGCCCCGCCCGCCAATCGCCACCTGGGCCTAATGTTCCGGGGCACCGGAGGAGTCATCGGCCAGGACTACGTATCTCGCGTCATGCAGGCCGTGGCCAACCTCGTTGAGGAAGTGCACCCCGAATTCGCCGCAACCATGGGCGGTCTGCCGGTCGGCGCCGCGGGCAGCATCAACGACATTTCGATGGCCAAGGCCGTCGACATCGCCGTGGCCGACGCACAACGCATCTTCGCCGAGCGCTACCGCGCCAACCCCAACATCAAGGTTGTCATCGGCGGATACTCGGCCGGCGCGGTCGCGGGCGCCCGGTTCCGCGCGTGGCTGCTGGAGCACTACCCGGATAACTACCTGTGCTCATTCAGCTTTGGTGACCCCACCCGGCCCCACGGTGGCAGCTACTACGGCGGTCCGATCCTTGCCGGGCAAGGCATCTCGTCATGGCGCTACGGCGACACAGGCGACTACCGGCACTGCTGGCTCACCGACCCCGGCGACATGTACGGCAACATCCCCCTCGGGGTGGTCGGGGACATCATGGACGACTGTTTCGACATGGTGACCGCATTCCAGATCACCGACCCACTCGGGGCCGCTGGCGCCATCCTGCCCAAAATCCCCGAAATCGCCGCCAAGGCATTGGGTATCGAGCTGCCCGCCATATTCGGCGCGCTCACTGGCGGCCCCAACGGTATCGCCGCACTCGGCCTACCCATGGTGCTCGGCGGTCTACAGGGACTACTCGGCTGGGGCGATATCAACAAGCTCACCGGGCCCGCGGCCGCGGCGCAGGCCGCCTTGATCGCGCTGCGTTTCGTCACCACCAGCCCACCGACCGCCGCGCATATTCAATACGAATACCGCGAGGTCTGGCCCGGCCAAACCTATCTCGGGCTCGCCATCCAGCACGTGCGCGACTGGGCCAGCCGCACCCCCGCCATAGCCGCGTAGATCAGTCCGCCCCCGCGCGAGGAGAGCGCGCAGGGACTCCCCACACCGTAGCGCTCCCTATCCATGGCGCCATCGAAAAAACTCCCCCTGAACTGCCCAAACGCAGTTATCCACAACCCAACCGCCGAGAGGACCGTCATGCACATCACCATCCCGCCCTGGCTCAAGGACGCCGCCGTTGACGCTGCCGAGCGTGCTATCAAGACGTTCGCGGGTGGCTTCATCGTCGGCGCCAACCTGGCCGACGCCGCGGTGAACGCAGCCCTGACCGAGATCGATTGGCAGAGCGGTATCAATGTCGGCGCCGGGACGCTGGCGGTATCGCTCGTCTTCTCTGCGGCATCGATCAAGCTGGGCCGATCCGGTACCGCCTCGGCCACCAAGGCGGTCGTACCGTCCAGCCTGTTCAAGCTCGTGGCGGGCAGCGGCCGGTGAGCCCCGATCAGATCCAAGCTGTCGGCGGCGCCATCGTCGCCATCCTGGGCGCCTGGCAAGCCCGCACCTCGCGCAAAGTCCGCGACCTGGAAGCACAACTAGCCATCGTCGTAGGCCAGCGCGACCAATATCGTGACAAACTCCGCGCAGCTGTCCGACACATCCGCGAATGGATGGGCTGGGC